TTGACTTAACTATAGAGAAATTCTTAGAGAATTTTCAGAAAAAATACCTTTATGGTATTCCATTCGACGTAATTACAAATAAGAGATTCCTACTAAAACATATCTTAGACGTTTACACCTCTAAAGGCACGATACAAGGGTATCGACTACTATTCAAACTTCTATACAATGAGGATGTGCAAATATATCTTCCTGGCGGAGATATATTTAAACCTTCGGACGGAACTTGGGTTAGTCCAAAATATATTGAACTCTCAGCAAACGACAGAATAAAAGATTACGTCGGTAAAACAATTATAGGCGTGACTTCTAAGGTTACTGCTACTGTAGAAACATTTGTTAAAGAGAACTATAATAGAGATATCATAAACGTAGTATACATCTCTAACATTGTTCCTAAAAATAAAGATTTCGAGATTGGCGAAAAAATTGTTTTGTTGGGGGAAATATTAGATAACGATGCGATTAACCAAGCGCCGAATGTTTTGGGTTCGCTTGATACAATTACGGTTATTAGTGGCGGTCAAGATTATAACATTGGTGATGTTATCAAAATTGTGCAGCGCGACGTAAATACAGGTAACGTGGTTTCTTTTGGTATTGATGGTGTTCTATCGGTCACTTCTTTGAAAAGTGGTAATGGTAATATCAATTTTAACATTACTGATGGTGGGTTTGGTTACACTACAGACGCTTTGACGTTCCTTTATAAAAGTACAGCTAATGGTTCTGGCGCTTCATTTAGTTTGGGATCTATAACCAACGCAAAAACGCTAGAGTATAACACTGATCTTCTTTGCGATTACGCTAATTTACAATTAGACGCAGCAAGTTATGGGTTTCCTGCTAATGCGTCTGCGAACGCAACGTCCAATATTGGAATCGTATTATCGACTCAAAACGCTACATTCGGCACCATATTTAATTTGGATAATATCTCGACTGGCGATGGATACGACAAAAGCGCATACGTATTTGTAAGATCAGTCCAGTTATCGGATCCATTGGAAGGTAGCATTAGTTACAACACTTCATCGAATACTATTACAGGGACTTCTACGTTTTTCCAAAAAATATTTTCAAGTAATGATGTTATCTACATACAAGCAAATAGTTCTTTAAATTCTACAATAGAATACGTTGTAATCGCAAATGTAGTTTCTAATACACAGATAACTCTATACGGCCCACCAACAATTAATTCTACTGCATCCGCCCAATATAGAGCAGCACCAACTATATTACCTTCGCAATATGCTTTTTATGAAACAGAAATTATACAAGAAAACGGGTCAATTGCTGGCGAAAATGAAACTATTATTGCTTCGCCAAACTTTGGTAATAATATTGTCGCAACAGCTAGGGCCATCAATTCGGGTAAAGGTTATGTACTTGGTGAGACCGTTAAAGCTTTCTTGTTTGGAGGGGTTTCTAACAACATAATTATTCTAGAACCAGGGTTAGGATATACTAATAACGAACTACTTGTTTTTGCTGGCGGTGATCCAGGCGTTATTGCCAACGGATATATAACTACGAATGGTAACGGTCAAATAACTAATGCTACTGTGACTTATGGTGGCTCGGGATATGTTTCTATTCCCGAGGTGAGGGTGAGATCGTCAAATGGTTCAGGCGCTTCGTTTAGGGCTAATATCCAAGAGTTTAACACTGTTTCCGAGATATCAGCGACCGTACAAAAAACAGGCACTGGTAGAGGCAGAGGTTATTGGTCAACCACTAGAAGTTTCTTGAGCGACGATAAATACTTACAAGATAGTTATTATTACCAAGATTACTCTTATGAGATTCAAGTAGCCCAAATTTTAAATAAATACAAAAAGATTATTAATGAGACATTCCACACCGCAGGTTCTGAGCTGTTTGGTAAATACCTAAAGTTTTTATCTGAACAATCGCAACTAAATTTAAGTAATGAAGATACCGAAATCTATTCTACGCATTGGTCTGTTGATTCTGGTAATACAATATTCTTTACAGCGGCCTCTTCAATTAGGGTAGATACAAATGTCTTAACTACGGATTCTACTATTTTAGATTTTATAGGTTATTTAAGTGTCGATAGTACTCTAGTAAAGGCGGATAATCGCAAAGTGGTTAAATACCTATATGCTTCGGAATTAGATTTTAGAGCCGATAACAATAGAATTTCGGTTAACAGATATTACGTTTAAAGGAGAAAAACTTTGGCAAGACAAACAATTAATATTGGTACAGCACCTAATGATGGAACAGGTGACCCAATTCGTGACGCTTTCGACAAAACAAATCAAAATTTTGTTGAACTTTATTCAGCGCCTGTATCGAATACAAGCTTAACAGTTGGTAATAGCACTGTAAACAGTTTCTTAACTGAAGTAAGTGTAAAAACTGGTAACTCCACTGTGAACACTGTAGTTAACACCTCTGTGTTAATAATTTCAAATTCTACTTTGTTCTCTTCGTTAACTAGAGATGTGTTGACTGTATCTAACACTACGATTGTAAATTCGACTAGTTTGTTTATTGGTAACTCTACAGTCAACGCTGTTCATAGCGCAGCTCAACTTTCGCTTGCTAACAGCACTACCAATTTTACTGCGACTAGAGACACTATTTCAGTTGGCAACTCAACCGTTAATACATCTGCGAATTCTTCTCGTGTTTCTACAGGAAGCGTTGTTGTTACAAGTAATACATTGACTCTAGGTACAAGCACAGTGGCAGCAAACGGTTACACTTTCTTGCCTAATGGTTTAAAACTTAACTTTGGTTCAGTGGAAGCAAACTCCAGTGCTGGTCAAGCTGTTTTTAATAATGCGTTTTCTACTGCGGTATATTCAGTAACAATTGGCGGAAACTCTGTGGCTCATGCCACTCAAGTACCTGCAGTTATTTCGCAAACCACAACTGCAGCTGAAATAAGAACTACTAACACATCTTTGACAAAAGTATTTTACATGGCAATAGGCGTATAATCCACTATGGGTAAATTACTCCCTACATTCAAAAAAGCTATAATTGAAGAGTTAGTAGATAATATTTTTTCTAACTCTTCTCAATACTATGCATTTTCTTCAAATCCAGTTGAATATGCTGGCGCTGTTCCTGCAGTCTCTAATAGTGATTATAAATCGGTCTATGAGTATAACTGGGGGATGATATTCGGCAAAAAGATCAAAAGTGACGACATAGCCCCGATTATTGAAAAGAATACATGGGAAAACGGTATTGTTTACGAAATGTATGATAATACTTCAGAAACATTGTTTTCTAATAACAACTTTTATGCAATTTCAGAACCATCATTTACAGGTGGTGCGTATCACGTATACAAGTGTATTGACAATGCGAATGGTGCCGTCTCGACAATAGATCCAGGTAAAATAGGAACGCCGACTCAACCTTCTACATTTGAAACTGACGATGGATATAAGTGGAGATACGTCTCTACCATTTCTTCTAAAAATTATGATAAATTTGGTTCTGACGAGTTCGTTCCAATATATACTGATCCTACGATTTCTTCGACTGCTAAGAATTACGCTGGTGTTGACGTAGTAATGATCTCTAATACAGGAAGCGGCTACACTGCTTACACAAACGGTGTTGTTCAATCCGTTCAGAATAGCACTGTTATTCAGATATCTACTGACGCCTCCACTTCGGATAATTTTTATGTCAATAATGGCGTTTATATTTACAATTCTATTGACGCGACTTCTCAACTAAAGATAGTTTCGGATTACGTAGTTAATTCGAGTGGCAAATTTATATTTACGAGTACGCCAGTAAACACATCATTAATAACCGCTGGCATTTCAAACTATTTAATTAGTCCAGCAGTCGTTTTTGAGACTGACGGTGATTCCGACCCCGCTGCGTACTCAATCGTAAATACCACTAACCATTCGATTAATGAGATTATAATTTTAAGCTCAGGCGTTAATATTTCTTGGGCGAATGTATCCATTCAATCTGGCTATGGTTCAGGTGCTAATGTTTACGCTATTGTTCCACCTGCGGGCGGTCATGGTTTTGACGCAATTTCTGAACTGAATGTTAAAGGGTTTTCTGTTGCGTTTAGTTTTTCGAATACTGAATTTGGTACAATAACAACGGCTAATACGGTTTACAATAAAATTGGTATTATTAAAGATCCGCATATTCTTTCGTCAAATATATCTTCTGGTGCTATCTTAAAGGGTAACACCTATAGCTCGAACACGTTTAATAACTTAATGGTTGCTAACGTTTCGCCTTCTTACACGTTCACAAAGGGTCAAACTATCATTGGCGCGAATAGTCAAGCAAGGGGCGTCGTTGTTTTCTCCAACTCGACTCAAGTCTTTATTACTGGCGATCAAACGTTTAGAGATGGCGAGTATGTTAAAAACACATCTAATACAAATC